GATGGTATTAACGCAGCAAGGATGTTGATACCTAAATGCCACTTTGATAAGGATAAGTGTGGCGAAGGCGTTGGTTATTTGAAACAGTACAGGCAAGAGTTCGATGAACGTAGAAAAGTTTTTAGAGACCATCCGTTGCATGATTTTACGTCACATGCGGCAGATGCGTTTCGGTATCTCGCTGTGGGTCTCGAAAATAGAAGTAACTTTACGAAACCTCCGCAGCAAATAGCACAGATGGAGTATAACCCATTCACGTTATGAGCAAGTCTATAGATGTAGAAGCTATCAAGTATCTGCTTGATTACAGTGATTATCACGGCTGGTGGGGCGTTGATGAGGTGGAGAAGTATATCCGTCCACCTATGATGCTTGGTCAGTACATGGTTCTAAGAGATAATTCTGACATGCCAATATGTTTTGCGACCTGGGCGTTTCCTAATTATGCCCAAGTTGTAGAGTATACAGACAGCTTATGTTTTCCAGCAGGCGGTTATGATGGTGGCGGCACAGTTCCGTGGCTAGTTGACTTTATTGCTATTGGTGGAAAGCGCAGCATAGCTATAGGTTTCCGAAACTTAAAAAGTATGTTATCTAATAAAGGGTACAAAAATGCGTACTGGTTGCGCACTGAGACGCAAAAATTAGGGTTTCACAGTTGGAGTTAGACAATGGGCAGCGTTGCAAGAACATTTAAGAAATTTACAAGAGGCGTTACTAAAGGTGTTGGTGAGGTCTTTGAGGAAGTCATTGAGAAGCCAGTCAAGAAGATTGGCAAGGAAACTTTCGATATTGTTGCTGGCACTACAGATGAAGAACGCCGCGCTATGCTGGGCGGTGCGCCAACCCCAGAACCAGAGGTTACACCAGAGGTAACGCCAGAGGTTGTGCCTGATGAAACAATCCTAGCGTCTAAGGAACGCCGCCGTACTGTAGGCAAAAGGTCTGGTGGTGCAGGTACAATCATGGAAGGCTACGGCGTAGCTTACGCAAAGCCAAGTGAAAAAGCCGCAACAGGGGGTAGCGCATAATGTCTTTTCTAAAGCCAAAGGTCTATGTTCCACCAGCACCCGTAGCGCCGCCACCACCAGCCCAAGCGGGTGAAGAAGATACGCAACGTGCAGCAGCATTATCTGAAGAAGCTGTAAAAAAATCCCGTCAGAGAAAAGGCGCTGGGTCTACTATAGTTGCTGGCGCTGGCATGACTGGCGGTTCAGCGCCTGTTGGCACAGGCGGCACACCTACATTATTGGGGTAATCTATGCAAGATTTTATTAAGTCACTGGTAAAGCGGTACGATTCACTAAAGACCCGTAGGGATAATTGGGATACGCATTATCAGGAACTGGCTGATTACATGCTGCCCCGCAAAGCGGATATTGTTCGCAAGCGTTCCAGAGGCGAAAAGCGGATGGAAATGATATTCGATGGCACTGCATTGCAGGCTGTCGATTTATTATCTGCTAGTCTTCATGGCATGCTAACAAGTGGTGCAACTCCCTGGTTCCACCTAGACTTAAAAGATGCAGACATAGGCCGTGACGATGAGGTGCGCGAGTGGTTGCAAGACACCAGCATGCGCATGATGAGGGCATTTAGCCACTCTAACTTTGAAACTGAAATCCATGAGATGTACGTTGACCTGGTTGTATTTGGCACAGGCTGCATGTTTGTCGAGATGGATGACCGTGACTTACGGTTTAGTACCAGACACATATCTGAGTTCTACGTTCAAGAAAACCAGTTTGGTATTGTAGACACAGTATTTAGGTTGTATAGGCTGCCAGCCCGTCAAGCCGTACAGAGGTTTGGCATTGATAATGTTAGTGATTACATTGCCAAGAAGTTTAAGGAAAAGCCAGATGACGAAATAGATTTGTTGCATGCTGTTGTGCCGCGTATTAACCGTGACCCTAACAAGCGTGATAATAAGAACATGCCGTTTGCATCATTCTACATTGATATGCAAACAAAGATGATGATTTCCGAAAGTGGCTTCCAAGAGTTCCCGTACATTGTTCCACGATTTTTGAAGGCGACTGGTGAAACAATGGGGCGTTCCCCAGCGATGACTGCGTTGCCTGACGTTAAGATGTTGAATCTTATGTCTAAAACAATCATCCAAGCTGCTCAGAAACAGATAGACCCTCCCCTTCTTGTTCCTGATGATGGATTCCTCTTGCCCATCAGAACGCAGCCTGGGGGATTGAACTTTTTTAGAAGCGGCACTAGGGAGATGATTACGCCGCTAAACACAGGCGCAAACATCCCTATTGGTCTAAGTATGGAAGAACAACGGCGTACAGCTATCCGTTCAGCGTTCTATGTTGACCAGCTTCTTAGCGGTGGCGCACCGAATATGACAGCTACTGAGGTTGTTCAGCGCCAAGAAGAACGCATGAGAGTGATTGGCCCTGTGCTGGGAAGATTAATGAATGAGATGCTTCGGCCTCTTATTGACCGTGTATTTGCGCTAATGCTGCGCAGTGACATGCTTCAACAACCGCCAGAAATGATACAAGGACGCGATATAGATATTGAATATGTATCACCACTAGCCCGTGCGCAGAAGTCAAGCAGCCTCAACAGCACTATGAAAGCGTTGGAGATACTTATGCCGTTGTCACAATCCATACCAGTAGGAGACCATATTGATGCAGATGGATTAGTTAAGCATGTGACTGAAGCATTAGGCGTACCAAAGACTGCATTGAAGTCAGAGCGTGAGGTGCAACAGGTTCGTGAGGAACGCGCAGCACAGCAACAGCAACAAATGGAAATGATGCAAGAGCAACAAGACATACAGAACGCAGGCCAGCTTGCTCAAGCATCTAGGATGGTTAGTAAGTGACACCAGAAATAGAAAAGATAAAATTCCTTTACAGACAGACGTTTACCGCTGATGGCGCAACTAAAGTCTTAGAGGACTTAGAGGCAAGGTGTAACTATCGTGCTTCTAGTTATGTAGCTGGCGATGCCAATGCTACAGCATTTGAGGAAGGGAAACGTGCTGTTATCCTTCATATCCATAACATGATTAAAGAGGAATAAATGTCAGAAGAAACTGTCGAACAGGTAGCCCAGCCAGAAACTGCGACTGTCATGGAGACACCAGCAGAAGTAGCATCAGGTGGGTCTGGTAACGAGTTTTTAGAATTGATACCAGAAGAATTGCGTGGACACCCTAGCATTTCACCCATCAAAGATGTCGGAAACCTAGCCCGTTCCTATGTGAACGCGCAAAAACTAATCGGCGCGGATAAGATACCGATGCCAGTAAACCCTACAGATGAGGACTTAGACAGGATTTACAGCCGATTGGGTAGGCCAGAAGACTCTAAAGGTTACAACATAGAGGTTGATGGAAACATAATTACAGAGGAAGTTGCGTCTGATTACGCAGATATTGCGCATAAGCTGCGCCTTACGCCCGACCAGGCCAAAGGTGTACTTGATTACTACAAAAGCAGCGTAGAGCAAACAGACTCAGCTACAATGGAACAGGTTGAAGTTGCCCGTGAAAACACTGAGTCAGTATTGAAACAAGAGTGGGGCCGTGCTTACGACCAAAAAGTATCGGCTGCTGCTAGTGCAGCGCAAGAGTTTGCCGACCCAGAAATGTTTAACATCACTTTACAAGACGGTTCAAAGTTAGGGGATAACCCTGAGTTTATAAAAGCATTTGCTAAAATTGCTGATTTCCGTCAAAGTGTGACAAGTGAAGACACTGTTGCAGAAATGTCACAGTCAGGTATAATGACACCAGCTTCTGCGCAAGCAGAGGTTGACGCGATTATGAACGATAGAAGCCACGCTTATTGGGATAGGAAAAACCCTGTAGGCCGTGAACAAGCCGTAAAGAGAGTTGCGGATTTAATGAGCCAGATACATGGATGAGTTAGATTATCGTTCATTAAGGCTTGAAGTTTTAAGAACTGCGTTAGAGTTTGGTACGCAGAGAGATGTAGTAAATCCTGACCTCCTCTTTGATAAGTATTGGGAGGTGGTCATGCAGGGTAGCGGAGAAATCCGTCCTAAAGACAATCGGAAAGACGATAGCTTAACGGTAGCTAAAAAACCTAGAAGTGTCCGCAAGGGTAGCGCATCGCAATTACTGTAACTTAAACCTGTGAAAACAATGGAGACATGATATGTCATCACAAATCACCACGGGCTTTGTACAACAATATTCTGCGAACGTGCAGATGCTATCACAGCAGATGGGTTCTCGTCTTCGTGATGCGGTGCGTATTGAGAATGTTATTGGCAAAAATGCCTTTATCGACCAAATTGGTGTAGCGACAGCGCAGCTTCGTACATCAAGAAATGCCGACACTCCTCAGATTGATACCCCACACGGGCGTAGACGTTTGAGTCTTGCTGACTATGAGTATGCAGACCTTATTGACGACCAAGACAAGGTTCGTATGCTTGTTGACCCGACTTCATCATATGCCCAAGCTGCTGCGGCTGCTATGGGTCGTGCGATGGATGATGTCATCATTGCCGCTGCAACAGGCACAGCCTCAACAGGCGAAACTGGTAGTGGTTCAGCATCCCTAGATGCAACAGCCAACTCTGTTGGTTCAGCATCATCAAACGATGGATTGACCGTTGCAAAGCTAACTGAAGCAAAGCGTAAGTTAGACCTCGCAGACGTTGACCCTTCTATCCCACGTTACATTGCAGTTGGCCCAAAGCAGATTGAAGATTTGCTTGGAACAACTCAAGTGACTTCATCAGACTTCAACACCGTCAAGGCGTTGGTATCTGGCGATGTGGACACATTCATGGGCTTCCGCTTTGTCATGTCAAACCGCTTGGCTGTTTCTGCCACAGATGTTCGCACATGCTTTGTATGGGCTGAAGATGGTCTTACATTAGGTATGGGCAAAGACATTTCTGCCCGTATTGATGAGCGTGCAGATAAAGGTTACGCAACCCAGGTTTACTATTGCATGAGCATCGGTGCGGTGCGCATGGAAGAAAACAAGGTTTGCCAAATCTTCTGTGACGAAACCCCTGACTAGGAGCTAAAAGATGACTACTAAAAACTCAGACTTAGTAGCGAATCTTGAGGCATCCCCTCAAGTCGCTAACGATGCCCAAGAACTACACGGCGTAATCCGTGTGGCTCAAGGAAACGTAGCCTTGGCTGCTGGTGATAGCACTGACGATGATATCGTTATGCTTGCACCGATTCCAAGCAACGCATCCATTGTATCTTTGCAAGTAGGCTCAGATGCTTTAGGTGGAAGCTGCACATACAATGTTGGTATCTACACAGATGCTGGCGCTGTTAAGGACGAGGACTTCTTTGCTACTTCTGTTGCCGATGGCGCAGCATTAGCAGAGCTTCGTTACGAGGCCGCTGACCTAAACACTACAGGCCAGAAGATGTACACAATGGCTGGTGATAGTTCTGACCCAGGCGGGTTCTACTATGTTGCAGCAACTTTTAATGCGACAGGTGGAACTGGTGGTGACATGGCTTTTGTCATCCAGTACGTTGTAAACTAAACAATGTGGGGGGCGGTTCTGCCGCCTCCCATACATCTTTGGAGGGGATATGATGAAGCCGTGCGGAGACTTCCGCTGGGATTTAGAAGTAGGTCAGATAGCTGAACAATGGCTGGGCGGCATACTTAGTGGAAACACTATAGAGGTAAAAAGGGATTTTGTAGCTTCACGGACGGGAAATGTGTTTGTGGAGTTTTTTTGTAGAAACAAGCCAAGTGGCATAGCTACAACACAAGCAACACATTGGGCGTTTATACTTGATGATGAAACTGTGGTATTGTTGCCGACAGAGAAGCTAAAGATTATAGCAAGAGAAGCGTATAGGAAACGCGGCCCCGTTATGGGCGGCGAGAAGAATTTAAGCAAGGGCGTACTGATTAGAGTTGAAAGGCTAGTAAACCATGCCATCAGTTGTTGATATATGTAACCAATCACTAGACTTGCTAGGCGCTGCTACTATTACAGCCCTAACAGAAAACTCTAAAGAAGCCAGGCTTTGTAACAGAAACTTTGAGTTAATCCGCGATTCCGTGCTTCGCGCACATCCGTGGAACGTAGCTGTTACCAGAAAAGAATTACCCCAAGATACTGACACTCCGGCATTTGGATTTAACTTTCAGTATACTTTACCAACAGACCCATACTGTTTGCGGTTGTTGTCATTCTGGGATACCAGCGTGGATAACGAGATTGCGGCTTATGACAGTAATGTCATGTACAAGATTGAGGGCCGCAAAATTCTATCAAATGAAACTGTGTGTAAGATTATATACATAGGCCGCGAGGCAGACACAGAACAGTATGATTCGTTGCTAACGTCTACCATAGCGCATCGCTTGGCTGCTGAGATTGCATACGGTGTAACGGGCAGTTCAACTTTAGCGCAAGGCATGCAATCATTTTACGAGCAACGACTGAGAGAAGCTAAATCAATAGACGCTATGGAAGGATACCCAGAACAGCCAATCGCAGACACCTTTACTAACTTTAGGTTGTAACATGGCCCGTGTATCCAGCATCATCACCAACTTTCGCGCTGGTGAAATATCGCCAAAGCTAGAAGGCCGTATTGACTTACAGAAATACAACGAGGCTGCGCAAACGCTAAACAATATGTTGGTGTACCCATCTGGCGGCGTCACGCGCAGACCAGGCACATTCTTTGCTGGGCGTTCCAAGGACGGTGGCAAGGTTCGCTTGATGAACTTTGAGTTTAGTGACGAGCAAGCATACGTCTTGGAAATGGGTGAGAATTATATCCGCTTTTACAAAGATGGTGGAATACTTACTGAGGCCACAAAAACAATTACAGCCATTACCCAAGCTAACCCAGCAGTTGTGACATCTAACGGTCATGGCTTCTCTAATGGAGACAGGGTGTTTATTAAATCAGTTGCTGGTATGACTGAACTAAACAACCAAGAGTTTACAGTAGCCAGCACTGCTACAAATACGTTTGCGCTGTCAGGTGTAAACAGCACTGGTTTTACTGCTTACAGCAGCGGCGGCACTGCTGGTAAGATTGTAGAAGTTACTACAACTTACAGTGCTACAGAAATATTTGAACTAAATTATACACAATCTGCTGACATTGTTTACCTAGCGCACAAAAGCCATGAGCCAGCAAAGCTGACAAGAACATCGGCAACTAGCTTTACTATAGGTGACATTGACTTTGTTGATGGCCCATATCTTGATGAGAATGTTTCAGCAACAACCTTGTATGCGTCTGCGCAAACAGGTTCCGGTATAACGATTACAGCTTCAGCTAGTCTATTTACTAGCGCAGATGTAGGTAGATACATACGTTTTAGAGAGGTGTTAGAGGTTCATTACGATGAATGGGCTGCGTCAACAAGTTATGCTAACAACGCTAAAGTTCGTTTTAATGGGCATGTTTATAAGCACACTACTGGCAGTACGCAAACATCTGGAAACACTCCTCCTGTCCACCTTGAAGGTAGCGAGGCGTATGGCGCGTTAACATGGGAATACCAGCATGACGCTAATGGTTATGTTGTAATCACAGGATTTACAAGCGCAACAGTAGTTACAGCCACAGTAAAGACTAATGCCATTGGCATAACTAAACTGCCAGAGCATGTTGTAGGTTCAAGTAATGCGACAACAAAGTGGTCATTGGGTGCTTTTGGCGGAGACCAGGGCTTCCCACGGGCTGTTGGCTTTTATGAGCAACGGTTATACTTTGCTGGCACTACAGGCCAGCCACAGACCATATTTGGCAGTGTATCGGCAGACTTTGAGAATCAGACACCAGGTACGCTAGACTCAGACGCAGTAAACCTTACGATTGCATCTGATAGAGTTAATGTTATTAGGCATCTATTGCCAGCCAGATTTTTGCAAGTTCTGACAACAGGTGCGGAGTTTACGTTGTCTGGCGGCACAGGTTCCCAGCCAGTTACACCTACAAACGTAAACGTGCTGCGCGAAACAACATTCGGTACATCAGACATTAGGCCAGTACGCGCTGGTAACAGCACTATTCTTATCCAGAAAGGCCAAGAGAAAGTTAAAGAAATTACATTTGACTTGAACACTGATGGCTTGCTGGGGATTGACTTGACTATATTAGCTGACCACATACCGCGCGGCGGCTTGACTGACATGGTTTGGCAACAGGAACCAGAATTGATTTTGTGGTTTGTGCATACTGATGGGCGTTTAGTTGGATTGACCTATGACCGTGCAAATGCCGCTGTTGGCTGGCATGACCATAACATTGGTGGAACTAGCGCACATGCTACGATTACAGTCAGTGACTACGCTAACATTGCTACAGGCACTACACTTGTATTGACAAAATCCAATGGTGAGACTGTAACATTTACATCTGAAGCTGCTGGCGCGTCATCGCCATCTTCAGCATTAGGCTTTAGACCTCACTCAAGTAACAACACCACAGCGGATAATATATTTACTGCTATTAACGCGCATGCTGATTTTGTTGTAGAAAACCCAGCAGCAGCAGTTGTTACTATAGTAGAGTCATCCCCTACACCTGGCGGTGTCCTTACAATCAAAAGTTCAGATACAGCTAGGTTAACGGCTACAGATGAAGCCCGTGCCATAGTCGAAAGTGTTACGTCAATACCAAGTGGCGCAGAAGACCAAGTGTATGTTTCTGTAAGGCGTGTGATTGATGGAAGCACAGTACGCCATATTGAGTTTATCAAGACTATTGAGTTTGGCGATGATGTAACTGATGCGTTCTTTGTAGACAGTGGCCTTACCTACGACAGCACAGCTACCAGCACCATTACAGGGCTAAACCACTTAGAAGGTGAAGTTGTGTCTATTCTGGCCGATGGCGCAACCCACCCAGACAGAACAGTATCTGCTGGTTCAATAACCTTAGATAGAAGCGCATCTAAAGTTCATGTGGGTTACGGATATAGTTCAGTCCTAGAGACATTGCGGATAGAGGCTGGCGCAGATGATGGCGTAGCCCAAGGCAAGATAAAGCGTATACATGGTGTGACAGCTAGATTGTACAAAACAGTTGGTGTGGAGTTTGGGCCGGACTTGTCTAACCTAGACCGTTTGCCATTCCGTAACAGTAGCATGGCAATGGATGAGGCCATTCCAATCTTTACTGGCGATAAAGAAGTGTACTTCCCATCAGGTTATGAGAATGATGCTAGGGTGGTTGTGCGGCAGATACAGCCGTTACCTATGACTGTTCTTGCTATTATGAGGAGGTCAAATACTTTCGATGCTTAGGATTGTGCCATTTAACTCTAGTCTTATTAACAGCATTGAGACTGACTTTGACTTTCCAGAAAGCATGAGGGCTGCGTTTGACAACGGGCAGCAAGTTGTAGGCTACGCAATCATGGGCGACAAGGATGTTGTTGCTGTTGGTGGCATACATGAGATGTGGGCTGGTGTTGGCGAGGGCTGGGTAATCCTGTCGAAGCATGCGCCGAAATGGAAGCTGTCACTAGCTAGGTATGCTAAGACACTGTTTAGTAGTATACTGGCGACAACGAGTTTACATCGTGTGCAAGCTAGTATTCACATGGGCGACCCAGAGGCGATTAGGTTTGCTAGATGGATGGGATTTGAAGATGAAGGTATTATGTA